CTGTCTCTCTATCTGCTAGGATGCAATACTATTGTTTCAATGGAGTTGTTATGGAAGAAAAGAATCTTGCAGCTTTCCCAGACGTTGTACTAGAAGTCAAGCTGACCTCGAGTACCCTGAGTAATGAGTATCTGGGGCACCTTAGAAAGTCCATTGCGGACCTCTTCAGGCAGCGTTCAGAACTCGAAAACTTTGGGACCATAGAGTCTGGCAGTCACTTTAAAGTGCTAAAAGACGGGATGGTTCTCTGCGAGTGTTTCTCCAAATTCATAGCTGATTCCAAAGAAATTGTGGATTTGCAAGCTAGCGAAGAAATTGCGGGCTAGTACAACAACCCCATGTGGTAGTGGATCTACCTTTGCTCTTCTCACACATCCAAAAGGAGTATGAAATGGTCAAACTTTCGACCGAAGAGAAGGGTGTCCTCTTACAACGTGGTAGGGTTATTGGTGTTCCTCGTAACATCAGTTTGCCGTTCATCCATTTAGTATTAAAGTGGTGTGACGCATCTGGTGTCGAGTGGACCGTTGGTCGTCTGAAGCAGGTTAAGATTGATTTCCTTCGTAAGAAGGCTGGTCTTAATCCCGCATCAGTGTGGATACGTAAGGCTTCATCAAAGGATCGTATCTTTGGTGGAGTTATTGGGGCCTTAGAGGCTTATGCCTTTAGAAGTCCCTTCAGATTTGAGCGTGTTCTTGCTCTTCTGAACGTATACACAGCTTTCATTGCTCCTCAGGTGACTGAGATTCAAGCAAGAAAGTTCTTCCTCGGTGTTACAGCGAAAGCTGTAACCATTCCATCCGATTTGGCAGAAGTTGTCAAATTTGGATTTCGGCTGTCTGGTCTTCGCCCTCAGCATGGGGGATTACCGAAGGCTAGACCTTTGTTGGATTACTTAACGTCTCCTTCAAAACGGGCTCCTGTTCCTTCCGGATCAGTTCCTGAAATTGAGGGTGTCGTGGATAGTGTGCGCTACTTGGGAATAACATCTTCCGGTTTGCGCCTCTACCATGACTTTCTGGAGCTCTTTGACCCCGTTCTTAAAGGTCTAGAACCAGAACGTGACGTGGTGCAGCATCCTTATACACTCGGTGGAGCTAAAAGCTCAGACGAGCCAAAAGATGTTGGGGACCTTTATGTCGGTCAGATCGGCCTAATTCAGGAACCCGGCTACAAGCTTCGTGCTGTAGCCAATCCCGGTCGTGTTTTCCAGAGAGTACTTGAGCCCTTAGGCTCTAAGTTGTTTTCTCTTCTGCCTACACTTCCTTGGGACTGCACTTTTCAACAAAGTAAAGCTGATGTTGTCTTAGTGCAAGCCCTCACACAGAACAAAGAAGTTTTCTCTGTAGACCTTTCTGGGGCTACAGACTACTTCCCCTTAGAGCTTCAGCGAATTGCCCTTAAGGCTCTTCTACCTGATGCCACTGATGTGGATCTCTTTTTGAGAATCTCTAATGGTCGTTGGCGGCTGCCTCGCGGCATACCAAAAACTGTCCTATCTGAGTGCGGTCTTACCAGCTTTGTTAGCTGGACCAAAGGTCAGCCGCTTGGGTTATACCCTAGCTTCGC